AGCTTGACGCATACATCAAGCAAACTTTTTAAAAGGTTGTCCAAGTCCCTGATCCTCTTGTCTGGGGGACATGCCCGGATGCTGACTTTTACAGGTGCATCTAACGATGCTCCCTGGTGCATATAAAACCCCTGGCACTCCGCGATGTATTCCATGTATTTTGCAGTCCTGTAGACCCCCCTTTGGGTGTAACGCCAGAGCCTGTTCGTAGAGGGCGGATATGGTAAGGTAATGAGGCGGATATGGTAAGGTAATGACCATTTCTACCTCGCATGACCCGCCGCCCGGACCAGTTTTTTAAATTCCTCGAGCCGTTTTTCATTTGACTCGCCTCTTACTTGCAATCCAAGATTACATAAGTCTGCAATTAAATTAGTCATTGTCCGCCGCTCTAATGCCGCCTGGGTTTTTAATCTGGTGACCAGTTCATGCGGAAATCTCAAAGTTGTCTGGTGATATTGTTCTGTCATTTTGAATCCCATGTGAAAAAGAATCGTTTAGACTATTGACACTATCACAGACATTTAGTAATACAATAAGAACACAAGACGATCTTTTTACTTACAACAGGAGAACAACTAATGGATTATTTTAAAGAATGTGTAGCCGACTTAACAATGCCCACCAATTGGATAGATGAAAGTTATGTGCATGATGTTTGTCCCTCATGGAGTTACAAAGGTTTCCAGGTGATGATCCACCACGCAGATACAAAACAACGCGAAGAAGGATTTGAGGATGCCTCACGGTTTCATATTTTTAAAAGGGATGAATACGGGGATAGCCTAACATGGTCAGCAGAAGTTGATACATTTAACGAGGTTGTCAAAATTATTAACAAGGAGAACAACTAGTTATGGAAAATATCATTACCATTAAAAAACATTGGCAAGCTAAAAAGTTTAACGTTGATTTACTTTCGCCTAACACGGGTAGAGAGCGCGATGGCTATATGGTTGTTTGTAAAGAGTTTGGCGTTGGTATCAGAGCCGCCAAAAAAGAAGCGGCACGATTAGCCGAAATTTATAACGCAACAATTGAAGACAAGAGCAAGGAGAACAACTAATGATCAACCCAAAAATAGAAACCGAGAAGGCGGTGTTCTATTTGCGTGTGTCTACAACTAAACAGGGCATCGATGGTCTGGGTATTCGCGCACAGGAAGATATGTGCGAAGCTAGGGCCGCAGAGTCAGGATTAAAATGCATCGGTGTTTTTAAAGAAGTAGAGTCAGGCAGAAAAAGCAAACGTCCGCAATGGCTGGCCGCCCAGGCAATGGCAAAAAAAGAGAACGCCATTATTATTGTGGCAGCGATGTCTCGATTAACCCGTGACTTTAATTTTATGACCCATGTTGCTGAGGCCGCCGANCGTGATGGGATCGGCATTGTGGCGTGTGATGTCCCGCAAATGTCAGACCCCAGCCAGACCAAGTTTATCTGGCGGATCATGGCCGCAATGGCGGAGATGGAAGTGGACAATATCAGATCCCGAACTAAACGGGGTTTGAACCGAGCGCAAAAAGACTTGGCTACCAAGGGCGAATATTGGACCACAGAGCGCAAGGATAAACCATCCCGGCGGATTACATCCCTGGGCAATCCTAAACTGTCTGAGGCGCGTGCTAAGGGCTCTCGCAACATGAAGAAAAACGCAAAAGCATTTGCCCTGACTGTGTACCCAGCTATTGAGAAGATCATTAAACAAACTGGTCAGGATTCATATCGGCATATTGCGAGGTGTTTATCTGCCCAAGGTGTACTGACTTTTCAAGATGAAAACAGAACCCAACGGCTTGAGCCAGGTCAGCAAAAACCGTGGGGGCCAGAGCAAGTCAAACGAGTTATCAATTCTGCAAAGGGAGTTAAAAAATGAATAAAGTCGATAAATCAAAGTTATACAAAAAATTAGACACTGCCCCGTTTGAAGACCAACCAGTTGTTGGTGGAAAACATAAAAGAGAAAGTCAATTTTACGATATTTACCCCGAACTTTGCGATTTTTTTATGGGGAAATCTGGAAGCCCGTGGTCCCAATATTTTATGTTGAAAGCTCGTTATCGTAGAAGAATGTTACGAGATCAAACACGCGATAATTTTGTGTATCAGTATTTTAACAAAAATGTATACCACAACATTATTGGCAGTTTTATGATGGATCGATTTTGGCGAGCGATGGAAGATAGGACGGCCAACGTTGGCGTAATCGTTGACGAAATTTACGATGAGATAGGAAAGACCCACCCCACAAAAAGAACCATTCGAGAGTATATGGAGGAGGGTGTCCAATTAGGAATATTCGGAGAAACCCGCTCTCGTTTTAACAAAAAACTTTTAAAATATTACCCAACCGAAATTATGATAGAGCATTTTATGCAGTATTATCGCCAAGAATTTTTATTTTTAGAAGATAATAATATTGATGAAATAGGCAAAGGATTGCGAAAAAGATTAAAAGAACGTCCAGAGTCGGGGCAATACATGAAGGACACAAGTTAATAGTGCGGGAAAACCGCATCGTGCGGAAAAACAGCATAGTGTCGAAAATCCGCATCGTGCGGAAAAACGACATATAACTTTTTAAATAAATATAATATAAAATAGGAAAGGTGAACGTGATGAGAATAAAAAAAGATAAAGGGAGGATCTATCTAAGACCAAGTGAGCAACAAAGGCTCAGTGGCAAAAGACAGATTCGATTATACAATAAAGAAGGCACGCCCGAGTTTGATCAGGAATTAAAAGACGCCCAAGAAATTATGGGAGTTCCAACTCGAAAACAGCCAAAGGATACATTAAGGTGGTTAATTAGAATGTACTATTTGTCTCCAGAATATAATAATCTCGGCCCGTCTACAAAAAAAGTGCGGCAAGGGTTATTGGAGAAAATTAATATTAAGCTCGGTAATAATCCATACCGGAGTTTAGTGCCGCGGCATATCCGTGCATTTAGAGACAGCAAACAAGATGTACCAGACAGCGCAAACTCGCATATTAAGGCATTGCGCCAGGTCTACAAATGGGCAATCAATGCAGACTTTGCTGATCACAACCCAGCGTTATCTGTGCCGTACCTTCCATCAAAAAATCCCAACGGGTTTCATACTTGGACTGAGACTGAGATTACATTATATGAGAATCGCCATGATATAGGCACCAAGGCTCGATTAGCACTGGGTTTGCTTTTGTACACGGGCGTGCGCCGTTCTGACGCTGTGCAACTAGGTCCACAGAATGAAAAGAACGGGTGCCTGGAGTTTACTGAAGCTAAGAACCGTGCACGCTACCCCAAAGCTCGTGTAATACCGATCTTGCAACCACTGCGTCAGATTTTAGATGCCACACCCACTGGTCACCTAGTTTACCTGGTCACTGAGTTTGGCAAACCATTTACATTTAATGGATTCGGTAATTGGTTTAAACGCCGCTGCCGGGAAGCTGATGTGCCCAAATGCTCCGCACACGGTTTACGCAAGGCTGGAGCTGTGAGAGCCGCAATGAACGGCGCGACTACAAAACAACTAATGGCTATGTTTGGTTGGAGATCAGCTAAAATGGCCGAATTATACACAAAACAGGCAGATGAAATACGCACTGCCAAAGAATTTATGCATTTGTTAACTAATGAGGAATATAACCAGAACTCAAATCTGTCTCATATGACAGTGGCGCAACGCCAGAAGCCTTAGTCACCACCACTTTTTCTAGGTAGTGGTGCCCGGGGGCGGAGTAACATAAGTTAATGATATTAATACTTTATTAACTTATGAGACAAGTCTCAGGTTTTTAAACGTTGCGTCTTCTTTAACTAAGTAAGGAGAAGCAACGATGAAATTTTCTGTAACAGGCCGCGAATGTGGGGCGTCAGACACAGGCGCAATTACGCAAGTAAATGGTAAATATTTAATGCCATTTGGGAATAGCCCCAATGATATGCTGAAAAGGCACCGGGCTGCCCAAGATGGTGTGCATATATTCCCGTCTACCCGAATTATGGAGGGCGGCAACCGATTTGAAGCGGCGACTCGCGAGTGGTTTGAGGATGATCACGGCGTTAAAGTAATTCTGCCGCGTGAGGGATTTAAAAATAAACATTGTAATTTAGTTGCCAGCCTCGATGGTCAGATTGATTGCAATAATTTTATGATCACTGACTACCAGGGAATGGACCACACAATTAACGGCCTTATTCCGATTGACTTTAAATACACTCGGACCATGCCAAAAGATCCAGTAAGTCTATCTTATGTATTGCAGATCCAGGCGCAAATAGATTGCACAGACGCACAATCTGGTATTTTAGCCTATCTCACTCGGGATACATTTGATTGGTGCATTGTTGTAATCAATCGACATGAGCCTACCATCAAAGCGATTCGCGATTCGGTCAATGTGTTCTGGGATCATATGAAAAATGACACAGATTACCCGCCCGTCACTAGCAGTGAGGCATCTGCAATGATTGACGGCAATAGACGCCCAGAGCCCGTAGACCTAATTGTGGGGCCAACTGAGGAAATCAAGAATGATGCACGCACTGAGCTGGCGGACGCTGCCCATAATTGGTTGGCGGCAAAACGTGCCATCGATGCCAGCAAAGAAATGATGGAACATTCGTCAAAAATTATGAAGGTGATATTGGGCGGCCACGAATCAGCTCTATTACCAGATGGTGTAAAAATTAGTCATAAGACTGTGGAGTTCAAAGCTCAGCCGGAGAAAACAAAAGTTACTCCCGCAAAAGACGCTCATACATCCCGCCGTTTTAAAGTGGAGATTAAAAATGCCCAGTAAAATCCATTGGTCCGAGGCAGTTCATGTTGTTACGCACGCACACCTCTATCGTAAATCATATGTGACATTGTGTTACAAATTTTTAAGCCAGCATAAAGGAATTGATAATGAATAAACTTGTAGATAAAGATCCGGCCACTGTATTACAGAATGTTCTGATCAATGGAGACCTCAAAGATTTAAATGACCAGGAGCGTGTCCAATATTATAACAAGGTTTGCGACTCAGTCGGCCTCAATCCATTAACCAAACCATTCGATTACATTCGTTTGTCTGGCAAAGAAACTTTGTATGCAAAAAAAGACGCCACCGATCAACT